TTATTTTCAAAGAGTTGATAACCAGTCGATAACTTAGAAACAGTTGCTTTTAGNGCACCTGATGTTCCAATACCAGTTTGTCCATCATAATTCTTACCATTTTGTAGAACTAGATTCTGTACTCCTGTTCCACCAAAGATAATACCGTTGGCATCTTGATCCCAACCATAATCAGATTGTGGAACGTAGTTGGCACTGAATCCAGTAGTTGTAAGTCCTGATGGAGCACTTCCACCAAAAATGTATTCTGAATTAGACTTTAGATATTTTCTCCAATAAGAAGGAGAACCTGCAGAGAATTCAGCATCTTTTGCTTTCGAAAGACTTATGTGCTTCTCAAGAATTGTTCCTGAATTTCCAGTAATCTTTCCTTCACCATCAAGTACAATAACATGAAGTTCATCAAATCTTGCTCCTCTTGCTGCAGCAAAGTCTGAAGTACCTGGTCTATCAACAAGTGTATTCCACTTAATATTCTTTGTTGATGTTCCTATACCGACTGTACTTGTTGAAACTGCAATATCTTGAGCATCGAACCAGTCAGATGTTGCATTGACTGATGTAGAAATTCCTGTAGCAGTTCCACTACTGTTTTTAAATCCAATCGTAGAAGCAGGATTACCAGTACCTGATGAAGTAATAAACTGATAAACACCACCTGGTTGATAATCAACAGCAGTTTCTGTTCCAGCTGCTGATACATGGGAAACAATTTTTACACCAACTTTATTTCCCGTAACCTGCGTAATAATACCTTTCAGAATTCCGTCTAAGGTTGTTCCTGCCCCAACACCTGGAAGTTCTTTAGTAATTGCCTGTGATATACCGTATCCAACAGTAGCACCTGCACCAGCAACTTCTAGTATTTGATCGCATTTTGCGTCAATAATACCTATCTTAATACCATTTGCCCAAGAACCAGGGTTCTTAGCAACAGTAACGGCAGTAGGAATAATATTTTCATCATATCCAAGTTCTTCATAATCTTGAGTACTTTTAATTTTTAAGCTGGCACTATTATTAACAGCATTTTTAAGATCATCATCATCTGATCTTACAACCCTTAATGTACCTCCATATGCAAGAAAAGAAGATGCAACCATCCAACCTTCATATTGCTTATCAGCACTATGTGGTTCTCCAAAATTGTTTACTAAATCATTCTCATTTTCAACAACAGTTGGTAATTCTACAGGACCTTTTTCAAACGGTCCTACAATTCCACCAATCTTATCTGATGTTGGATCAACTCTCCCTTGGGTCAGGTCTATTTCTTTTACAATAATTCCAGGAGATGCTAGATTTAATGGCATCTTTAATTCCCCTCGCAGTCCAAATTTATTCTACAAATATTTATTAAAAGCTTTATTTACAACGGGGAAATAGTGCGTGAACATTACCAATCAGGATATTCCCAATCCATAAAAGGAGATTTCTTTTTTCTATTATCAACAATTCTTCTTATAGTACAAACCTTACATTCATAAGAATATGAAGATTGCATAGATCCTCTATCCTTACGTGTTAGATAATAATCTTCTATTAAATTTTTTATACTTCCGCAGACTCTACATTTTCTCTCAGTAAATAATAAATGTTCTAATTCAACCTGATCATCTAGATCCATTACATATAATCCCACATATAAGATCTATCACCATATTCATCAGTATGCCACCTATCACCATCACCATCAACAAAACTCTCCTCTTCTAATCCAGTCTGAACAAATCCAAATGGTGCCATATCTTGTTCTATTTGATTCCTTTGCTCCTCATATATTCTTTTACGAACATCATTATCTGTCATTTCTTTAAAGTAATCTTGTGCACACAACCATGCAAATATAACTAAACACATTGCTAAATCATCATTACATCCTTCCTCTGCCTCAAATGAATTGTGTTTTTGTGAAAAAGTTGTTAATTCTGAAATAATATCATAATCCACTGTGGTTATCTTATCATCTTCAACTAAGGTTTTTAAATTACTACATCCCAGTTTCTTAACTGCTGCAGTTGTTCTAACACCTAATTGGGATTTTTTACCACTAAATCCCTGACCAACAATTTGACCATTTCTTCCTCTCATGGAAGCCATTAATAAATTTTCATATTCAAGATCATACTGAAGAATACTTGCTACTTGATCNCCAATATCATTCACCTCTATTAATAAAAATGCTTCATTATACCCTTTAGCAACATCATGAATAATATTAGGAAATAGCATTGGTTTAATTTCATTATTCCTATATTTGGCAACTACCCTATATGGAAATTCAGTAATATCAAAAACAATAAATGCTGAATAATCATTACCCAATCCTCTGGCAACATCAACTGTAATTAAATAATTACTCTCTTCTTTTGGATGTTCATAAATATCAAGACCAGCATTTCTTTTTAATGGTTCTTCATATACAAGATTTCTTAACTTAGTAGGAGAAATCAAAGTATTAACTGAACCTAAAAATTCACATTCAAACTCAACTTTAAATTGTGCTTCTGATGTGTTAGCAATAGTTTGCTCTTTCCATTCTTCATCCCTACCAGGAACTTCACTCCAATGAACCTCAGTTGGTACATACTCATTCTTGCCGCGTTCGCTATCGTGCCACATTCGGTAAAAATGATTCATCCCTCTAGGGGTACTTACGATGATTACTTTAGTACTTTGTCCAGACGAGATAGTAGGATAAACAGAGGCAAAGAAGTCATCAGCAATGTGATTCGGGATGAATGCGAACTCGTCAAGAAAGATGACATTATAGGATCCACCTCGGACAGCAGATGAAGAAGTAGAGTTTGACGATATTTTACTCCCATTTTCCAACTCCAATGATCCTTTGTTCCATGATATTATACCTTGTTGCATCCAATTAGGTAAATTTTCATATGCAAGTTGTAATCTGCCAAGTAAATCTCTAGCCGTGGATGCTTTGTTTGCCAGAATCGCAATATTGACATTATCATTAAAAACAGCATAATGTAATAGATAGGCCACACACGTTGTAGACTTACCAGTCTGTCGTGGCATCTTACAGATATTAAATCTTTTTTCGTGAAAATTTCTAATTAATTTTTCTTGAAATGGATATAGTTTAAAAGGAACTAAACCATGATCCAAAGAAACAATCTTTAAATAGTTTATAGCAAAATATACAGGATCCTGTTTACATTTTATAAATTCAACAACTTGTTCTTCTGTGAACTCATGTGCTGTATTTGCTTTTTTTAAATTGGGATTACCAAGATAGACTGCATCAGACATAATATATCAATTTTTATCTAAAAATCCATCTTTAAGCATTTTTGAAAGTTCTGATGTAGAACCAACAAATAATGCATTATTTGTAACTGTACTAGGTTTTTTGATACTGTCTTCATCAATTTCTTTAACTTTCTTCTGAAGTTCCATCAACTTATCAGTAGTATCAGCAACTGACTTAATAATCTGTCCTGCAACTTCATATGCTCTTGGACTTGCACTCTCTCCAGCAAGTTCCATTATACCATTAAGTGATTCTTGCCCTTTTTCAATTAGTGAATATAAATTAGCACGAGTATATTCATAATCCTTTTGAATTTCATTTGGTTTTTCAGGTATAACTTCTATTTCTGATCTTCTTTTATCTGTCTCAACAATATCATTCTCTATGTTAAGAGATTTATCAATACTGGCATAATCATTCTTCATAACTCATTATACATCAGTTTGTCTTGTAGGACTATAATCTTTACCATCACCAAAGTCTGTCCAAGATTCAGTAAATCCAAAGTCATCATCTGGTCCAGCACTAATTGGATCTGGAACAACTGTATATCTAACTTCACGTTTAGCAGCTGAAGTATCTGTTCCTGAATGATGATCTACAATAACTTTCTTAATTAATCCATCACTAGACTTAGCAACAGGACCAAATAAATATGTCTTTGCAGTAAATTGTAATGTATATATAAGTGCCCTTCTTACTTCAAAACTTCCTTCATAATCATCCTGAAATGATATATTATCCAATACAACAGGTATATCTCTTTTCTCTCCAATAGCTGATACCAAATCCACGGTTAATGTAAATGCTGGTTGAAAATATGGCATTATCTGTTCAATAATTTGTAGTGCATCATCATTCAATTTACTAAAAATGTTTAATTCGAATCCAATATTATAAGGAACAGGCATATAAACCTTTTTCATCTTATCATCAGTAGTATCCTTAACCTTAAAAGTTTGAGTCACTCCTGTTTTTCTTGTTGGATCATATTGAATATTAATCATTTCAAATGACATTCTAGGCAAAGTAATAGCAACTGGTTTTGATAATTGTGCCTGTTCTTGAATCTTTGCCAAATACTTCTGCTGTGGTCCATAAGAAAGACCTACCTTAATATCATCAAGAATTGTTCCATCAGCCTTCTTATGTTTAATATTAATATTATTAAACAGCGTACCAAAAGAAATAATAGTTTTTCTTAATATTTCGTGATAAAAATATGTTCCTAACATTAATAATCTCCAAATGGATTGCCTTCACTAAAGTCTAATAATGAATCTGCTTCATTTTCAATATCCTCATTAGAATCAAATGGTTGATCAAAACTATCAAGATCATGAGTCTTAACAATATATGTAGCAGTAGATATTGAACCGACGACTATTTCACCGTCATAGAACTTACCTGTATTTAGGGATACCTGTAAAGTTGTTGGTGGATCAANTGNACTTNCATCAGTATCCTTACGGAAGTTTCTAACTTTTGCAGTAANTCCAGAACTCTGACCAGTAACATCTTCATTATAGTAGAATGTACCAACACCAGTTCCTGGAGTATTGAATACAATAGTAGGTGCCTCTGTATAACCAATACCAGAATTTATTATTCTAATAGTACTAATTCCAGCACCTGAATAAGGATCTAATGGTGCATATATTATAGCAGTATTAATTCCTGATGGTGGAGCAGTAATTGTAGAAAGTGGTGTAGAAGAATAACCAGTAGCACCAGCACTTACAACAACATTCTGTATACCAAAACTAGTTGATATAGAACAAGTTGCAGCAGCTCCAGCTCCTCCACCACCACTAATTGTTATTGTGGGTGCCTCTGTATATCCAGCACCTGTATTTGTCATTTCTATTCTGTAAATAGAAGTAATATTAGCTCTTGTAGTGGTAATAGCAACTGCATTAGCCGTAAATCCTGAAGCAGGAGCAGCTGAAATTGAAACTGTTGGTGATGATGTGTATCCATAACCATCATTATTCAGGAATATTTCCCTGATACAACCACTTGATATACCAGCAGTTGCAGTAGCAGTTATTCCAAGACCAACTAAATTAACAGTTGAAATATATCCTTCATCCTCTACAGTATTATCAACCTCATCAATACTAGTATCAATAAGTTCATTTTCATATTCAAACAATTCACAACTTAATTCATATGTATAAAGAGTACCTAATTGATAAAATGGTTTCTCATGTTCTACTCTCTTAATCTCAAATAATCTTTCACCTAGAGGAAAATATATCAAATCTCCTTCTTTTGGTCTACTAACTAAATCACCAAAGTCATATCCAGTAATTCTTCCCTCTCTAATACCGGCTGATATACCTTCCAGAAATGGTGTAATAAAATCTTCAAATCTTTCTTTAGCAATAGTTAGACTTATTTCATTTTTTAATTTCAATCCAAATTTTGTCATTACATCACTATCAGGAGCATATCCGTCATAATTATTAACATATGCTTCTAGAAGAAAACTATCATCAAATTTTGATGATTGAATCTCCTTTATAATATTATCAGTAGTAAATATTTTTCTAGGTAGATAATATACCTCAACACCATAAATTTGTATCTGCTCAGTGATTAAATCATGAATCAGATTTTGTTCTGAAGTCGATCCTTGTAAGAAGTAGGAATTTAAGGTCATAATTAACCGATAAAGTCATATGGTGGTAATTCGTATTCTAAAGTCATCCTCTGTTTAATATCCTCAAGATCTTTTTCAGCATCTTCATACAATTCCCGACCATTAAGTTCTACTCCACCTGGAAGTCTAGTACCTCTAAATTTAAGCAGATTTTGTCCCCATTGTCGTTTTATAAGTGCAGTTACATATTTTTTAAGGAAACTATCATTATAAACATCCGTAAATGTATTAGGATCTAAAATTCTATAACAATCAATAATTAAATAAGTATCTTTAGTCTCACTATTCCAATCCATATCAAGATATAATCTACCTTGTCGTTTATTAAATCTTATTTGTTTATCTGGAGTTAATAAGAAATCAATATCTTCTAGATATGTTTTAACCATAGAATATTGAAGTAAATCAATAGAATTAAATTGATATAAGTCATTTAAAAATAATTGATATTTTATACTAAACATTCCACCTGATATAGTGCTACTATCAAATTTAAATATTTTTTCTATACCAATTACCGAATCAGGAACTTGTATAAAATTAGATGTCTCATAAAAACTATTAGTCATAGTAGTCATACCACTCACCGTGGTAGAAATACCTGATGTTGTTGTAATTCCTAGCGTATTAGAAGTTCCAGTTTCATTTGTTGCATTTCCTCTATTAATATCATCTTCAGTAAGTTTATATTTCAAATACATTCTTTCAACACCATCAAAATGACGTTCTTGAAAATATTGAATGCCATCATCAATCAAATCTTCTATTTGTTCAGTATCTACATTGATTTCTACTACAGGTTCACCTAATCTTCTTAAACAATAATTAGTCAATTCCTCTCTACTTGCTGGTTTTGCCATTAGAATGATCCTCCATCGATTGCACCTGCAGTAAGCAGTCCAGTAATATTTACATCTGTTGAGAATGTTGCTATTCCAGCAACGACTAATTCATCCAAATCGGTCTGTCCATCAACATCAATACCACCAGTACCTATATCTAGTTCAGTAGCAGTTATAATTCCAGTAACATTTAATCCACCAGCAGTGAATGTTACATCATCACCGAATGTGGAAACACCCGTTACATTTAACTGGTCTACATTAATTCC